ACACCATGATGACAGGCATGGTGAGCCGGGAACAACCCTTGCTGATGGTTATCACGACCGCCGGTACCAACATCGAAAGCCCGTGTTACCACCTGGAACGCGAATGCGAACGGATATTGCTAGGTTCGGCACGCGGCGGGCAAGACAACGATGAAATGTTCGTGATCATGTTCGGCATAGACCCTGAAGACGACTGGACAACTGAAGAAGCACTGGTAAAAGCCAACCCGAATTATGGGGTATCGGTGGGTGTGGACATCATTCGGTCGGCGCAAAAGTACGCCATCCAGAATCCAAGCAAGCAAAATTCATTCAAGACCAAGCATTTAAACGTTTGGTGTTGGGCAAAAAACGCCTATTTCAACGGCCAAAAGTGGCTAGAACTAGCGGATACTAGCCTAAAAATAGAAGATTTTAAGGACGACCCCTGCTATGCCGGGGTGGATTTGGCCAAAATATGGGACTTATCCTGCTGTATCTATGTGTTCCGTCGCATCATCAATGGTCAAAAGCACTATTACGTATTCACTAAGGCCTGGTTGCCGGAAGACACCATCCAGGATACGAACACGCCAGAACTGTACGACAAGTACAGTCGCTGGTATATCGACGGTTACTTACAGCCGGGCGGCGATGCCGAAATGGACTTGAGCATTGTCGCCAATGACATTATAAGTCTGCATGAGGACGGCTATAACATCGAAGAAGTGCCGCACGATCCCCATTTCGGATTCCAGATCGTCAAAGAACTGGCAGAAGCGGGGCTAACCCCGGTCGAAATGCGACAGCATGGTTCTTATTTGGGACCAGGCATGAGAGAGATCGAGGCTGCAATTGCAGCGGAACGCATTCACCATGATGGCAATCCGATCATGTCCTGGTGTATCGGAAATGTCTTGGCCAAAGAATTCAGCAACGGCGGATTAATGCCCGACCGGGAAAACAAACTGAGCAAGATTGATACAGCCGTGGGTTTAATCATGGGTGTCGCAAGGGCAATGCTAAGTGAAGATGAAACAAGCGCTGGGATTATAAATTTATGGGAATAAAAATAAGAAAATGCTAGGGCTATTCAAATCCAAAAAACAATCTCGCTATTCTGAGCGGGTATTGCCATCGGATATGGGTGTCGGCATCCAAAACAGCACATTCTCGCTGAATAGCCAAGAAGCCATTGATTTCTTTTCCATGCCCAAGGCTGGGTTGTTCAATGTCAACGAAACCACAGCCATGCGCGTGGCGGCAGTGTATGGCTGTGTTGAAAAGATCAGCGTTATAGCCACCCTGCCCAAACATATATACGAGCGCACGGCCACCGGCAGCCAACGTATAGATCATGACTATTGGCCCTTGCTGAACAGCCAGCCGAATGACAAATGGACAGCAGCCAGCATGTGGGAACGCAATATCCATTCTATGTTATTGCGTGGCGATGGTTTTGACAGGCTCATAAAGCACTCGCGTACGGGCAAAATAACCGGCCTAGTACCCTATTTGAGGGAAAATGTGTTTGTTATGCGTGGATATGGCGGCGCAATATCCTACCGCTTAACGGATGCCTATACTGGTGAACAATATGTGGCTACGCCCGATGAGGTCGTCCATATACCAGGTTTTGGTTACAATGGCTATCATGGTATGTCAGTGATCCAGTACGCAGCGCGTAGTGGCATAGGCGTTGCTTTATCGGCGGATGAAAGTAGCGCCGAGTTTTTTTCTAATGGCCAGCGTCCCGATTACGTCATAACCGCACCGACTGATTTAAAAAAAGAACAACGCGAAGCCCTTAAACAGTCCCTAGAAGACAACCATCGTGGTCTTGGCAACCAACACAAACCGCTAATCCTATTTGGTGGCATGGATGTCAAGCCGTTAAGCTTAACGGCAGAAGATGCCCAATTGATCCAAACCCAACAATTCCAGATCATGAATATTTGTATTGCCTTTGGGGTTCCACCCCAATTGGTGGGGGTCATGGAATCGTCAAAAGGGTGGGCTGGGTCAAGCCTTGAGCAGCTTAACTTAGGCTTTGCCCAATACACGCTTAAGCAACATATAGGCCGTATGGAGCAAGAATTAAACCGAAAATTGTTCCCAGGCAATCAAAAATACTTCATCAAATTTAACCTGGATGCTTTTCTGGAAGGCGATAGCGCCGCGCAGGCGCAATACTTTAACAAGGCATTGGGTGGCCCAGGTGCGCAAGGCTGGATGTCGGTAAATGAAGCTAGGGCGCTTAAAAATTTACCGCCCGATCCCAACCCAAAATATGACCAAGTGATCGAATCCGGCGCACTTACAACAATAGGAACTAACAATGCATCCCAACCTGCTTAAACTTCTCGTCAATAACCGCGGCAAAGGCTTTTTTAAAGCCGAAACGAGTACCGGCGGTGAAGCAACCATATACATTTACGATCCCATTGTTAGCGACCAATGGGAAGCCGATTATTTTGGCGGGGTCACCCCCATGATGTTCATTAAAGAACTGATGGCCATCGATGCCGAAACCATCCATTTACGGATCAATAGCCCGGGCGGCGATGTCTTTGCCGCCCGGGTCATGCAACAAGCCATGCGGGAACATTCAGCAAAATTTATCGCCCATATTGATGGCATAGCAGCCAGTGCTGCCACCTTCCTGCCCATGGCAGCAGATGAAAGCGTCATTAGCAAGGGCGGCATGTTTATGATCCATAATGCTTGGACAATAGCATTAGGCGATTCCAAGGAATTGCGCAAAACAGCTGACCTGCTCGACAAAATCGACGGCAGCATTGCTGCTGATTATGCCGACAAAACCAAAAAACCTTTAGATGAAATCAGGGCACTCATGGATAAGGAAACCTATCTATTGGATCAAGAAGCCGTCGATAGCGGCTTTATCGATGCTATTGTAGACAGTAGCCCAAAAGCTAAAATAGCTTGGGATTTATCCGCCTATGATCCAAATACTGCTGAAAACTGGCGCAATAGCCTTAAGATTGAACAAAAGCTAACCGAAAAACCGCCAAAACTTGACCTAAAAGAAGTCAAAAACAGACCAAAATTTAGGGAATTGTTAACTGCTTAAGCCCTAAAATCCCCTAAACCAGCCGCTTTTGCGGCTTTATTTTTGCCAAAGAAGAGGTTAAACCATGTCATATCAAGCCAAAATACAGGCCAAACGCGATGAATACAACGCTAAGGTTAAAGAATCAAACCATTTATTGAACGAACATACCGATAAATGGACACCTGAACTCCAAGCCCAATATGATGGCATGTCGAATGACTTAGAAAGTCTAGGCCAACAAATCGAAAATATGGTCAAGGCCGAAAAACGCCGCATCGAAGATGAATTCGAAGATATCGACATGTTCAAAAATAATAAAGGTAAAGAAAGCCAAGAGCCGTCCCAAGCGGCTAAGGCAATCGATATCTTCCTGCGTAAATCAGCGCAACAAATGTCGGCTGAAGATGTCTTGGTTATCCGTAACACTATGTCTACAACCACAGGTTCTGAGGGTGGTTTTACCGTACAGACAGATATTGCATCGACATTAATAGAGGCGATTAAGGAATACCGCTATATGCGGATGGAAGCATCACAAATAACTACTGAAAAAGGCAATCCATTGAGTTACCCAACTACTGATGGCACGACAGAAATTGGCGAATGGGTTTCTCAAAATACAGCTGCTTCCTCGGCTGATGCAACATTTGGTACAGTTGCGTTAAATGTATTCAAGGCTGGTTCAAAGATTGTCACTGTCCCTATCGAATTATTACAGGACTCACAAATTGATGTTCAGGCTTTAGTATTTAACCGTTGTGCGCAGCGGATAGGGCGCTTAAGCAATCAAGGTTACACCGTTGGCACTGGAACTGGGCAACCAAATGGAATTGTTACTGCTGCTTCTGTTGGGGTAACTGGTTCTACAGGTTCAACAGTTACCATTACCTACGATAGTATTATTGATCTAATAGATTCTATCGACCAAGCTTATCAATCGGCAGGCCGAAGAATTTGCTTTATGGGCGCCCAAAATATGCGCAAGGTTATCCGTAAATTAAAAGATACGGCTGGCCGTCCTATTTGGACGCCAAGTTATGATGCTGGTTTAGTTAATGGGTTTAAGGATCAATTATTAGGCTATGACTACTGCGTTAATAATGATATGCCGACACCAGCAGCTAATGCAAAATCACTCGTATTTGGTGATATTAGTCAATATATGATACGTGATGCACTTGAGGTAAACCTTTTCCGATTTGACGATTCTGCTTTTATGTCGAAAGGCCAGGTTGGTTTCCTTGCATGGGCGCGGACTGGTGGAAATTTGCTAGACACAAGTGCTCTGAAGCTTTACCAACATTCAGCCACTTAATTTTATA